CGTGTTATCACCAGTGTTTATTCGGTGGAACAACGCGGAGTCAAATCCAATGAAGTTGTTTTTATTTGTCCCGTATGCTTGCATACCATAACCATGCATACTGGCCCAACAACTGCCAATGACACTATAGCTAATTGTTTTGTAGTCGAGGACATCATCGGTTACTCCGTCCAGTGCAGTAATAATAATACGATCAAAGACAGGGTCAAAGCCAAGAGCATATCCTTTGTTTATAAATGGACTATAGAAGTCCGTAATGTTAACAGTAAAGTCTTCTCTAAAGAAAGTTCGCATACCCTCACGGCTAATCTCCTTGAGTTGCTCGCTAAGTAGGAATACGCGTCCGCTATTAGAGTCAATAAAACAATAGCCGGCTTTACACAACATAGCATCTGTATGCTTACGTAAGCCAGCAAAGCCTTCCTCTGTAGGTAACAGTTCATACGGTGCCGTCCTAAATATATCTCCACTACCAACAAACACGACATCCGCAGAGGTTTCAAGAGTTTCTTTACCCCTTGTTTTAAAGATGCCATCTATGTGATGGATGATCAACTCCCCTACATAAGACTCTATATTGACAATTGCACCTTTATTTAATGCGTTATCGTAGTAGTCTAAAGCAGGAAAGTTTCTCCATTGAAACTCTAAAGACTCGTAGTTCTGCTTGTTAGAGCGTGCAATTCTGTTTTTAAATCGGTATACAGGCTCGTTAATACCAATAGGAAATGCTTTCTTAAACTCATTCTTTTTATAAGAGTGATCCGGGTAGTCATGTAAGTTCATGATTTCCGGAGACCCCTCATAGTCTTCATCCGTACCTCCAGGCTCGTACAGCAGAATTTGATCATTGTTTAACAACAGGGGGTCTGTCATGTCTTCTAAGTGCTGCAGCGCATACGTGTAAGTAAAGTATGCGCGAACTTGAGGAGCTAGGTACTGATTACCGCTAGCTTCTTGATCCACACCTGTAGTGTCTAATGGATCACCCGGGTCATTAGGGTTATTGTAGAAAGTAAATCTTCTGTATCTGTTAGGGGCAATAGTGCAGTCACCTCCCCAAGACACTCGGCTCATATAGTTAACAGACACATCCTTTTGGATGTAGCTGCACTGGACCAGCTCTTGCGTATCAATATTAAAATAGTGATCTGGAGGAGAGTTATCAACTACTGCAGAGAACGCCATCGCATTAGCTATTTCTTCTTCTCCTCCCTGGTAATCTAATTGAGTCTGACCTCCATACTCACCAAATCCATCTTGCCCAAAACGAAGATTACTCCCGTCATCGCCTTGGCCTTTAACAGTTGAAAAATGAGAATGAGGAGAAAGAGGGAATGCTGTCATTTCAAAGCATAATCGATTCTCTCTATGCCGGTTGTTAAAAATGTTTCCGTTTATGTTACCCGGCAGATATTCAAAGTCATCTATGTCTGTAGTAGCAGCTGATGTAGAATAAGGATCTGCTACAATTGAACCGTCGTACACAGGATTTAACCTCTTTGTCTCCAAAGAAGGTTGAGTGTTCATAAGGTAGCTATCGTGACAAACAAAGTAATCTGATGTACCTCCGTCAGTACCATCAAACCCATTACCTGTTACGTTGGGAATGTAGGCTAATACATCACGTGTGTTAGCGTTAGGCTTGGCGTAAAACAAGCTGTAGCCTTGTATTACATCTTGCACCTCTACAGGAATGCTAACGCCTCTAGCAGTAACGCCTACAGTTGTGGGAGCCCACATAACATTATTGTATGGAGTATCTGCAGGATCTCCTGTCCATTGTGATTGGAAGAACGAGTCGCTCCAAGCTTCGCTAATCTGCTGAACCGACGGCATAACATGCAGGAAGGAACCATTGCCATTAGACTTAGAGCCTAAACGACCGCAATAAAACTCATTAGTAGTATACGTACTGCCACTGACCATCGTAGGAAACGCGTCTCCTGTACCATCAGTATCAATAATATCTGGATCAAACTCGTCTACTCCTGGATTTGAATTATTATTCTGTGCAGGTATGTGATAACCAGGAGTCCATGATCCATCCTTAAGAAGGAAAGCAATGTAAAACGCATAGCTACAGCCTGGCATAAATCCCATACTCATACCGTAATGGTCTCGCTTTCCTGGAATAATTGCCGTTTCTAAGTCGTCTGCGTTAAATGTCCTGTAACTATCTCCCCAGTTCTGGACTCGATAGTTGTCAAGCATAGGGGAATTGACGTGTTTATTGCGACCGTCAATACTCCAGTGCAGTTTGATGTTGTCTACCCACGTCGAAGGGTCAAAGCCATCTGTACGTGACAGGTTAGCAATGTGTAACCGGTCGTCACTTACTGTCAGAGTTTCTACGGTGTTATACCAACCTTTGGGTATTACCAAATCTTGCGTGGCTACAAGATCAGGAAACTTGTTACCCGTCCAGACAAACTCAGGATTTGATGTTATCTGCCTACCGACGTAAAAGGCAGTTTGCGCGTTGTTAAAGTCACGAATGCAGTAGATACGATAGTAATCGTAGCTTGTATCTAACCCTTCAAACTGCAGGCCTACAGACGTATTAAACGTTCTGTCCTTAGTTCCATATCCAACTTTAAAAGCTCCGTAGCTTGGAGAGTAGGGTGTAATATTATTTTGATCTATTTCGTACGCAATGAAAAAGGTATAGGCTCCTACGTCAATAGTGCCTACATCTTGCTGCGCTACAGGTAATGATCTAGCATTAGGAAACTCTACTTCTGGAAAGAGAGGCAGAATAGGATACGCAGGATCATCTATGTTCATATAGACAGCAGGGTTTACACCATCTGTCCATACAACCATAGTGTCCTCTCTTCCATTCTCGTATCCCACACCTTTAATAGGGCTGTTAGGAGACCAATTAAACTCTCCAGCTGAAGTAGTCGTTATGAGCCCATAGGTGCCCTCAGATATAATGAGGTAATCGTGAGAGTCGTCACTCTTACGTATGATAGCTAAATGCCTGTCCGTAGGCAAAGGAATCATCCCACACAGCTGGTAGTCTGTCAGGGTATTTAAATCGTAATCCCCCTTTGAGCTAAGCTCGTCTAATGCACCTTCTGTCCGCACACTAAACGTAGTGTGATCCAGAATCATGTTACGCGCACGTCGATAGCTATCCTGTATCTGATTTACATGCGCGGTATCGCGCTTCATACCACGTGTAAACCTCATCTATCTAAACGTTCTTGACTCTCATTCCCAATAAAGAAATCTGAGTGTCGATTGAGATTGGGAACCATTCGGACAAACATGTTTTTCATTGTTTCCATCTTGTCGATGCTCGGGAACGCCAGATCGTTCTGCGCAGCTACACAGTAGTGTCCCCACTTCTGATCCGCTACCTCCCAATTGAATACAGGATGGACATACCCGCCCATCATCATTTGCCGAATGATGTACCATTCTAATGCTTGTTTTACGTATATGTTATCAGGCACCTTAGGGTATCCATCCTCATCAGTAGGATACGCGGTGTAATGTAACTTTACAGTACCGTCTTCAAACGAAGTAACAATCGTACCAGCATTTATCAAATAGTAATCGTCTGTAGCCCTAACACTCTTAGTAAACTTAAGAGTGAAAGCAGGGCTGCTGTGGTCATCTGTAGGGTTAGACTCAGCTACAGCAACTGTATATACAGATTGAGATGTAGCAGGCTCCGCAGACGTAGTGCGAGTGTCTGCAGTATAGCCGGAAGTATCTGTACCATAAACCAAGGCTCTACCATCGTACTCTACTTGAATTAATTGATACAAGTCACAGGGTAAAACAGCTTTATGGTCAGCTATTGTAAGCTCTTTTGATTTATGATCAAAGACGCCATGGAATCCAATAAAATCTAAAGCTTCTCCAATCCATTCTAATGCATCAGAAGTCCATGACGCATCAGTAGGCTTGAGATCTCGAAAGACCTTTCCTATAACATCTTTAGAAGAAACAAGTAAGTAATTCATTATGAATAGTTTGTAGATGCAAAGGGATCATTCTTTAAGCGTGCTACTAACTGCCGCTTCAAACCATTCTTTCCAGAGGTAGGCCAGAACTTGTATACTGATTTGTTTTTTACAGTACACCTTCTCTTTTCCCACGCCCACCTGTAGTAATACTTATCTGTAAAGTAAACAAAGCCCTCTTTGAAACCTTGCTCCTCCCACATTTTCTGAGTTTCCGGCCAGTTTATAACCTTGTTTTCTGGAGACCGTTCAATCTTTTTAATACGGATAGTTCCAAGCTTAGACCCCATGTTGAACATGTGACCATCCAGTATTTTGCCTGCTGCTTTCTTGTTGAATAAATCTAATACTGTTTTATATAAAGGATAGGTAATATCTGTATCTGGATTCTTTTTCTTGTATGCCTTATACATATCCTCAGCTCCTAATCGAGTTTCATTCAATTTCAACTTGCTCATTGCCCTGTAGTATATCTGCCTGCAATTGATTTATCACAGCTTCTGTAACTCTTTGTACCATATCCAATGTAATGGGATACGGAGCATCATGGTTTAAACAACCACCTCCTTGATCGCCAGCCTCTCCTCCAGTTGCCGGGTTCTCACATGCAACTCTAACTTCAATACACATAGGAGACCCTTCAGTTACGTAGAGGTATCCATCCTTGTAAAAATACTTAGGAGACTTACCAGTAAACTTTCCGCTTAACGCATAAGGTAGTTGTTCCGGAGTCACGTATTGAAATCCTTCTCCTCCTCCAGGTGTTCCAACATAGTTAAAACCACTCTTCCCTTTTAAGTTAACCGGAGGGCAAACCTTTTCTTTAGATTTTAAAATCTTACAGGGCAAGGATACCCCGCAAGCTGAAACAGCATCAACCCACTCCATTTCCAGTGTAAGTGTTTGAATAAACGCATCTGGAATGTTAAAGTTGGTCTGCGCGTCACGGCGTAGGAATAGGGCGCGGAAGTACTCGATTTGGAACTTAATCCGATTAATGAAAACCGGATCAGTATTCTTTCCTACCGCGCCCGCAATGTTAAATGCAATTTCGTTAAGTGTTGCCATTGTATCTGAGGTCTTGTATCTTCTCTACAGTACGTCCACCGAAGTAGGCACCAAACGCGAGCATTGCGAGAGATTGAATTAAGTCGACGTAGTGCTTAGGAACATCAAATCCCCAAGAGCTCCACCCGTCTAAAAATGTGAAGAGAAAGATGGTGCCTAACAAGCTTAACAAGCTTATAGGTCGTACCAGCTTTGTAAGTCTTTCTGATGTAGTGTTGTCGCTTTGCCACCGCAAAGTAGTATTACGCTCTACATCCATCTTATACTTAAGCAGCATAGCTTCTAACTCATACTGCTTCTGCTCAGTTAAGATCCGCGCTCCCAAAATGTCTTCAGCCACATCAGCAACAGCACCACCCCCAGGGATAGCAGATACAGCCGCAGCAGCAAAACTTCCAAGTGCATTTTTGTTTTCTTTAAACCACTTAACAAGCTTACGTTCACTCCATTCTTTAGGATTTCCAGCAAATTCAGTTGTAGTATTATTCATCCTTATTAGTATAAACAGTCATGCGCTGTTGCTTCTTGTCCGGAGTGACAACGTCAATTGTCAGCTTTATACTATTAGGATCTGCCGGGTTCTCTTGAAGAGTCATGTTAAACTCTGAAAGTTCATAGAAAGTGCTGTCTTTTTCAATAACTGGAGATGTCCAAGTTACTTGCTGAGGCTCAGTAAAGTTTTTAGGAAGAGTCGTAAACAAGTCATAATCATTATGCTTGTAAGTTGATGACGTTGTTAGGCCTGTACCTACGCCACACCCCACGACGAACAGCGCTAAAAACGGAATGAGGTATTTAGTAGGCTTCATTCAAAATCAAATAAATCAGGAATATTTGTGTCGTAAACAATCACACTCCGCGTAGACAAGTTGGGCCCATCTGAATTAAAGATGATTACCTCATGAGAGATAGGCTCACCAGGAAGTAATCCTATTGTAGTAAAACATATGCAGAATCCTAATAAAAAATTTACGGCAAACTCTTTCATAATTTAATAGAGAAGTTCATAAGTGTTACTCCTCCCTTTTTGTCTCCAAAGTCATAAAAGATATCGTACACAGTTATTCTACCAAGTCTCAACTTTGCTTGATACTTGTCAGATTGTTTGTTAGGATTCTTCCAACCGTTTGTGATATTCATTATTCAAATAGTTTAGTAATTATGTCCATCCAGACATGAACTTTGTCCACGTCGGACATCCAGATTGCTATAACAATTCCCAACAGTCTTGCTAAGAACGTATTGTTTCTATCGGGGTTGTTCTTAGGTTTTAGTCCATTATCTATACTCAGTATAAGGTAAGTCTTTTTTGAATTAACTCCTAACCAACTATAATGGACTTTAGACCGCAACATATGTAGAAGATGGGTTGATATAAGCTAAACCAGGATTGAGAATATAGCCTACTACTCGAATGTATTGACCACTAGTACTAGGTGCTGTAGCCGATACTACACCCGTTGTTGTAGTTAGGTATAAAACATCTCCAGCACTAAATGAAATGTAAGCGTTGGACGAGTGAATGCCTTTTACTAGCAGACCATTGGTTGTACTACTTGTACCTAAAGCTACACCAACTAACCCTTCAGTTGATGATACAGCTGAAGCATCTGTAGGTCGCCATCCAGAACTTGTATAATTGTACCACTTAAGAGTTTGAATAGAATCATTACCCCATTTGACAATCTCGCCCTCGTAAGTGCCATTACCATGAGCAGTATTTCGAGTTATTAATTCAACGTTCTGCCCGTTTAATTCCTGAATAACATCATTGACCTTTAACTCTTGCGATAAACACTCGACTACAAAGTCTAAAGCATAAGTCATTGCTGTTCCCACGTGTCCTGTATTCTGAGCATATACCTCTACACGATCTCCAGCTGCTAATTCAAAAGTTCGGGTTAAGTTAGATGAGGCAGTTTGTGCATTAGTAGCATTTCTTACGTAAGCATGACCTCTGCCTGATTGTTGAACTCCATTTACATAAAAAGACAATGTCGGAGTGGGGCGCTGGTGAACCAGTGACTGAAAGTATCCGTTAACAGTAAAAGTGTAAAGCCCAGCGCTGCTTACTTCAAATCGATTGTTTGTAGCATCTGCAGTAATCGCTGAACCTACAGTTTGAACAGCATTAAACCCAATGACCTTAACTAAAGCAGGGTTATTAAAAGTAAACTGATTTGCCCCACCAGCTAAATAGCTACTACCCATTTCCATACGGGCGTAACTATTATTTACTTGGTTGATGCTAGGCTTATTTTGGATGAAAGCATCTGATGCACTATTAGACTCTGCCCAATTTGCTTGAACATTGACTTCTGCATTGGCTGCAATTCCAGCAAGCTTTGTTTGTTCCGCATCTGTAAAGGCATTTGTATTTGCCTCTGCTTCATACGCGGCCTTAATCTCAGCACCCGTTTGATCACTTGTGGCTCCGGATTCAATACCTGTGAGCTTTGTTCTTTCAGCATCGGTGATGATCTGCCCGCTTCCAGCATTTGTTACATCGCTGTGGGTCGTTACCAAGCCGTCGGCACTCACTTTGGCAGTGTTAGCCGTCACGGCAGCGTTGTTCGACACTTCAGTATCAAAGTCGCTAATTGTAGAAGCCGTTTGCGTACCGGTATGGTTGGCGCGATTGAGCAGCGTAGCATCTGTACTGTTCGCTGTAGCTCCTGTTTGGATACCGGAAAGCTTCGTGAACTGAGCATCAGTAAAGGCATTAACCTCTACCTCATACAAAGATTTAATTTCGGCACCTGTTTGATCCGCTGTAGCTCCATTTTCAATTGAGCTCAGCTTTGTAGTATTTGTCGAGACTGCAGTTGTATTGGCTACACTAGTTTCAAAATCTGCTGCTTGAGCAACACCAGTAGAACTTCCTCGCCAAAAAAAGCCGACTTGCAAGTTAGGCACATCGTTGACCCGACCCGCGCCCATAATAATAACAGAACCGGCAGAAGAATGTGATCGCTTAACCAACGCTACTTTTTGCACAACCTTAGTATGACCAGAAGGGCGCGTGTTAGTCAATGCGCCCGCAGTAGAATCTAAGTACAATGCATCCCCAGCACTATAACTACTTGTATCTAAACCAAAGACCGAACCGGAAATTACAACTAATCCTTCATCCCCTGCATTTAAGTCCTCATACAATAAGCCGATTGAAGGATATGTTTGGGCTCCATTATTGTCAGCTAAATCTACAAGAGGTTTACCGCTGGCATGAGTCCCACTTACATATACCGCGTCTCCTTTAGTAAAGTCAATACTTGTTGAATTTTTTACTTCAATTAGTACCTCGGAATATTCAGGAATCCAATTGCTTCCATCCCAAAATAACACGTGACCTATTTCTGGACTAGTGCTTACGGTATCTACATCACCATGTGTATTAATGCTTCCAGAGGCACTAGTAATAGCAGCAATTGCTGTTGCATTAGTTGCAATATCTGTATTGTTACTAGAAATAGCAGAAGTATTTGTAGCAATACTAGAAGCATTAGTAGCAATATCTCCAGAGTTTATAGCTATATTATTTGTGTTTGTTGATACTGATCCTTGAAGGGTAGTAATATCTGTATCGTTACTTTGAATAGCACTTAAGTTAGATGCAATACCAGTTGCATTAGTATTAATGCTAGCTGCATTCGTTGCAATATCAGTAGTATTGGTGCTAATATTATTTGTGTTAGTACCAATAGCTGCCGTGTTTGCATTAAGTCCAGAGGTTAAAGAACTATCTGCGTTTGTACGGTCAGTAACTTCTTGAGCTAAATCTGATATTACTTGTGTTAGACTAGACGTTGTAATCTCTCTCCAATTAGCAGAGTTAGTCCAGTCTACATTGCCTACGCCTGTACCAACATAAAAATATACTTGACTACCAACTGCAGCTAAAAAATTTGTGTTTCGAAAGTTGATGCTTAAATCATCTCGATTCACTGTACCACCGGTAATAGCATCAAAGAATCCAATACCACTAATGTGGTTGTCACCGGCGGAAACAACAGGATCACTAGCTGCTGCATTTTTAATTAATGCAGGCAGCCCAACAAATACATGATTACTATTACCCATTGTACAATATGTTATTCAAGCTCGTTAGGAAGCCAGCCTGCTGCGTCAGCTTCGGATTCAGTAAGTTGTGTAGAGGAGGAAGGGATAAAAGTGCTAAAGGCTACTGAGCCCCCACGATTGGCGTTGATGTAGGCTACAAGCTGATCCTTTTCGGCCTGCGGTACTTCAGGCATCAAGGAAATCATAACGGTCATGTCTACATCAGGATGGATACGAACCTGCTCTTCGGTATCCCCTACAATCGCCACTTGTCCTGTTTCGGGGTGGGTGATGGTGGGGTAGTAGTAGCGTGTAATGTCGTTAGCAGACTTTACCGAGTCTGGGCGACGAAGGCTCCACACTTCGGCGTTGATGGCTTTCGCCCGCTCTTCGCTTGTCATATCAGCAGTTGGTTCTACTGGGAGGTAAACTGTTGCCATAGTTAAAGTTTATGTTGTTTGATGGTTTGTACTGGAAGGTATACGGTGCTCATGAGTAGATATTGTAATAGCCGTTGATGTTAGTTTGAATGCCCGCAACGTTTTCATTTGACTCTTGATTCTCCCAGATGATCAGCTCTTTAATTAATGCGTCGGCAGCATTACTGCTCGCACCGATGTTTAATAGATTATGCGACCTTCCACTCGTATTCACTGAGCTATAACCACCAGCATTTACGGAGCCTCTCTGTTTAGTTGTGCCTGCATCGTCAAAATGATTCTGCCATGTCAGCAGAAAATCCGTATCAATAACTGCACCTGTTTTGGAAAACTGACTTGAATCAAGAAAGTAAAATAATCCGTTTTGGTGATAATTAAATGTCTGGTTCTCAAGCTGTACAAATCGACCTCTGAAGGAAAGGGTGTTTATCGTGTTGATATTCACTACCTGTACCCCCGTCTTGGTGCTTGTTCCACTTTGCCAAATATTGCCCGCAGATAATACAGTGGATGTACTTGTGCCGAAGTCCAAACCCGGCTCTCCATTCTTGGTAATCACTGCAGTACCGTCGTAAATTTGCGGCTGGCTTCCGAACGTACCTTGAGAGGCATGGTTGCCGTTGGTGCTTTGATCCCACCATTGGGAGACGTAGCCATTGGCAGACCCACAGAAGGACGCGATGCCTGCCGTGTCTAGGTCTCCGTTGCTATCAAACCCGAAGTTCTGCTCTTCGTCATCGGAGTCCCTGCGGACCGTCATGGCGATGAGTGCGGTGTTAGCAAGTTGACGAACGGAGTACGCTGCTGCGGCTCCTGAGTAAGTAGCGAGAAGGCCAGAGGTTGGGGTGTCGGTGGGTTGGTAAATAAGGTACTCGGAGTTTATGTCATCCTCAATGTCGGTGCGGTTGCTAGATTGGTCGCTTAGATAAATTATGAGCTCTTGCAACTTTACGCCGCTGCTTAACCCAAATTCACCGCGATGAGTAAGATTTATATCTTTAGTGTAACTGCCTGCGCTGATTTTTGTGCCTGCGGTGCCATTGACTGAACTGGTCAAGGTTGTAGCATCGTCAACAACAGCAACAACTTGCTGAGCATTAAAACTTGTCGTTTCTGGCAATGGATTGAATGTACTTAAGCCCCCAATGCGTTGAAATGTAGTGTTACTTCTATGCACAAGTTGATATGAACTGCTAGATGCATTGCTTCCATATATTGCATTAGCTGTGTAGTATATCACGCTAAATAAGCTGTGTAGGCTATTGGTAATAGTAATCGCTGAAAAACTCAGGCTTCCGCCAGACAGTATCGGTTTACTATTTTCAGTAGTGACCGCAGTGCCGTTGTAAATCTGCGGCTGGTTGCCTGGAACAGTTTGGTCAGCATGGTTTCCGTTCACTGACTGGTCCCACCACCGCGTGACGTAACCCGTACCTGTACCGCAGAAGTCAGAGATAGCTTGGGTGTCGAGGTCACCGTTCGCGTCAAAGCCGATATTGGTCTCGTCGTCATGACCTGGGTTGCCTACACCCATATCCCTTCGGATACGCATACAAATCACTGCCTTGTTGGAGAGCTGACGGACCGAGTAGGCTGCCGCCGCGTCCGTACCCCCACTCTGTGAACCGTAGTCGTACAGCAGTCCGCTTGTAGGTTGGTCGGTAGGTTGGTAGATGAGGTATTCGGAGTTAATGTCAGACTCGATGCCCGTGCGGTTGCTGGATTGGTCGTCAGGCCAGTGAATGACTTCTTGAATTTTGCCGTAGAATGGACTCTGACCTGAGCCATTATTTGCGCCAACTGCAAAAATCCCTGTGGCTGTAGTGTTGGTATGGCTAACGGCAGTGCCTCCAGTGCCGTTCAAATACACAGTAAGATTAGTGCCAGTGGCCTCGGCAACTGCTAAAAGTTGTGTGTCTCCAGAAGGCGATGAGCCAGCACTGGCTTGCGCAACCGAGGCACCTGTTGTAAATCCAATAGATTGCAAAGCATTAGTGAACTGTCTAAAGCGCAAAAATTGTCCTATGCGCGCAGTTCCTACGACGTCCGATGCTGCAATCATGCGCGGAGCGCTCGTCACAGTGCTGTCGTATTGAGCAACGCCAACAGTGCAATATCCGCCATCAGATAGCGTAAGGTTGGAACTGGTAGTAGCTAAATAGTCGCCAGCTAATTCTAGGGCAGGCTTGCTGTTATCGGTAATGACCGCAGTGCCGTTGTATATCTGCGGCTGATTGGCAGTTGTGCTCTGCGTGGCGTTGTTAGCCGTGCCTCCAACGTTAGCTTGATCGTACCATGTAACCACGTAGCCGTTAGCGCTACCGCAGTGGCTGGCGATGGCTGCCGTATCAAGGTTGCCAGAGCTGTCAAAGCCGATGTCCGTCTCAGTGTCGCCGCTGTCTTCGCGGACGCGCATGCAGCTACCCGTGTAGTCTTTGTCCAGCTTGCGCACAGAGTAGGCAGCAGCTGCGCCTGTGTAAGTGTCGAGTAACAAGTCGAGTGCAGGAGAGCCGGAACCTCCGCCACGATTACCAGATGCAGGTGCTGCAGGAGTATTTAATGCTACTCCTGAATCATATTCAAACTTAATATACTTACCACTTCCAATTTGTCCAATGCTTGGACCCCGCAAAACTTGCATAGCAATGTTTTGACTATTGGCGTTATTGTAAAAAAACGCGCCACAATCGACAATAGTTGTGGTGATTTCAAATCCTGCAAAACCTTGGTCAGTTGTAACCTTATTAGCATACTCCCAATGACATTGGGGCATTACTGCATACCAGTAATTAGCGGTGTCAGGGTATGTTAAGGTTACCTGCTGCAAACTATCTGCATGCAGATTATTGTATTCTACTGTAGCACCACCTGTACCTGCAATTGAATCATCAATTAAATCGGTACCTGTCTGGTCTGTTACTGCACCAGCTGCAATTGCTGTAGGGCTGGTAAGAATAAAAGTTCTAAATAAGACAGTAAAGTAGTCTGTTCGACTGCTTAGTTCATTACCCTGCGTGTCTCGTAAGCCACTAAATCGTAAATAGTATGTATTTGTTTGACCTCTAGATGTAGTCGTCTGACCAACGTTGGTTAAAGAAACATTGAATGTAACATTCTTGTTGATACTATAGGGACTAGCTGTATGTGCAACTCCTGTCCAAGTTTCATCATCTGTACCAACCGGGTCTACATACTGTAACGATCCCGTGATTGCAGAATCTACATTGTTAGAGTTTGTTACGTTCCAGTCAGCTGCAGTTAAAGTATCTGTGGCACCGTGTTCAATACTATTATTTGGCAAGCCATCTGCTGTGAATCCTGTAATTGAAGGCGGCTGAAAATGAATTAAAATGTCTCTTAAAATTGTTTCAAGATTGGTACCAGCTGCATACGTGCCTGGATCAGTAAAGAATAATGCTAATTCTGTAGGATCTAAAGCATTTTGTAGTGTTGCTCCTACTCCGCTACCTGCGTTTGCTAGTGCCGCATCAATTCCACTTAAGTGCGCCTCTACATTAGCTGCTCCAGCTGTATAGTTTGCGGGGGTAGCAGAAACAGGAACTTCATCCGCATCTTGATCGTCTTTAGCATTTGTTTCAATTCCTGCTAGCTTAGTTGTATTAGCGGAAACAGATGTATTTAAACCGGCAATGTCTGTATCATTACTTGTAATATTTGCTGCGTTCGTATTAATCTGATTCTGCAGATTAGTATCAGCATTTGTGCGATTAGAAATTTCTGTAGTTAAATCTGTCTGAACTGTGTTTAAACCTGCAGCGTTTGCATTTGCTACTGTACTTACTCCAGTAATATCTGTAGCATTAATACTAATACCTGTGGCATTAGTATTAATACTTGCAGCATTTGCACTAATGTCTGTTGCGTTGGTACTAATTGCTGCTTCGTTGTTTTCTACACCGTCTTCTAAATCTTGTAAAGCGCCTTTAATAGTCTCGTTATCTACGATTACGTTACCGGTAAACGTGCCTAAGTCTGTACTTTGGGAAGCCACACCTGTAAGAGCCGCGACTACTTCTCCACCACCACTGTAATAATTTGTAATGTTTTGAGGAGATACCACAACTGTATGTTGTGTAACCTGCTCAGTAATCTCTAGCGTTACAGGGCTAATAGTCTGTGTAACGGCAACTGTATTAATTACCGGCGATACTTGAGTAATAGTCAACGAAGGCATCAGTAGGCACTATTATCGTTGATTTGAATCGTACCCTCTAGCAGACGTAACGCAGGACTACCTGTAAGATCAATATAATAAATACCTTGAGGGAAGGTAAAAGCGTCAATTTCTGCAGTAGTTAATTTGATAACAAACAAACCATTTGCTAAGTCGTTACCGGTCTCTGACGTCAAGTCTTTAGTCAATGCAGCGGTAGTGTCACCCGCATTGTCTTTGATGGTTAGATTGATCGTACTGCCTGAAATATCAATAACTGCATCAGCATCATCTTTATAGGTGATGTTAAGGACTAAGTCTTGATTCTTCTCTGCAGTAATATTGTATGTGCCAGCTGCCATTACATAAGGGTTATGTCGTAAACATTTGGTTTGCCGGCTCCATTGTTTTCAATAATTGTTATTCCGCTAGAGCTGGTCCACCCATTTGATTCGCTGTAAAAGTTTCCCGTAAAAATGGGAGCTACTGTAATAGACCGATAATTTGCTTGATCCCAAACTATCTCATCAACTTGTTGATACAATATTTTTTTGCGGCGACTGTGCCAATGCCCTCCAAGAAGAACATTATACTTATCCTGTACACCGTATTCCCAAAAAACCTTAGACATGTCATTCTTAGACACCCCTAAGTGATTATGGGTAAGTATGTATTGAATACCGTCTATCTCCTTAGAGATTAACATGGGATCCCATTTTACTTGAAACCACTTGCAAGTATTGTTTAACATAAAAGCAATAAGCTGAGCCACTCCTCCCTTAGGATCTAACTCAGTTTTAATAGTGGTCCTATCATGATTTCCGCTTACAATAGAAACTTCTTTTAGATTGTGAATCTTATCTAAAAAGTCTCTAATCATTTGGTATGCTAAGATTACAGCATTAGACCCGTGCCCCTGGTATTCGAGTTCTTGCCAAGTGTTAGAATGGTTTAACCCCGTAAACGACTCTATAAAATCTCCAAGCAAGACTAACTCAACCTCTTTATATTGAAATCGATTAATGTGCCTAGCAGCTTGATCTAAACGAGAGACAATTACATCATAACTATAATCCTCTGTAATCTGTAAATCTTTAACTTTAGCTCCTACATGTAAGTCTGCTAAAACCAAGATTCCAGTATTTGTTCCTTTTACAAATCTAGGTTTTAACTCCCTAACTGATTTAAGGTACTCTTCCTTAAGATCTTCTATATCGATAGAAGTTGCTTTACGTGGAACAAGCTTAAGTTTTACCTGATAGTTTGTTATCTCTCCTGAGTCCCAACTATTGGCTACCCAAGAATTAACCTCCCATAACTTTGTATCAACGTCAAAGAACTTTAGTGCTTCATCTAAAGTTGTTATGCTTTTAGGGCCTTTATAAACATATTCTTTATTGCCCTTTCCTTCTGATTCAGACTTGTGATGCATTCTGTGCTGTGGATTAGTAGATGCTGCTTTGTACTCTGAAATTTTACGCCTTAATGTACGATGCTTAACATCAACTTGAGGCTCTCCTTCTAGTATGAGAGTAGCCAGCTTTCTGTTGCTCTCTCCCGGCCATTCATTTACATATCGCCGGATAATATCATTTATAGACATGAAGTATAGAACTTCAACCAATATAAAGTAAAATCATGTCAAATACGGCAACCAACCTTTGTAAAACGAATGTTTTGCCAAAGAACGATGTACATGAGATTGTTCTAAGTCTGCTAAAAGAGCAACCATAAACGATTTTTCATTTAAATCAAGCTTAACAACAGCCTTAGATGTCAGCTCTACAATATCGCTATCGTAAGTATCAATTCCAGTGTAACTTAACATCCGCATATAGTTTCAGTTCCGTTAAGAAAGTTGGTTAATGTTTGGATCATGTCATTGACTTCGGCTAATACTTCTTGAATCTCAGCAACACTAGATTGATTTGTAGGAAGCCCAATAACCTTGTTATAAATCAGTTCTTGATAAGCTTTTGCCTTAACAAACTTCTCTTGTAAGTCAGCGTCTAATTTACAATTGCACTGAGAGTTTAACAGCTGTTTTGCTAAAGTCACCATCTTTGCTTCAATATCAGGCATATGTATTAACCACTGAATCTCATCTCCGCTAGAAGCAGCAGCTTCGTATCTATATAAACCATCTACCCAATCAGATATAGTAAAAGGAACTGGAGTACCAGCTGCGTTTATGTAGTCTTCATAGTTACTTCCTCCTATTCCAAAATAGATTTGCAGTGTGTTTAACCCAAATGAAATCAAATCAGGAGCGGTAGGGGCTTGTGGAGCTGGAAAATATATAATGTTAGTTATATCTCCAGTTAACGCGTTTAAATAACTACCATCTGTAAAGTAAAAAGTAATTCCAGTAGGTGTTGCAGTTGAACCCGAAGGAACTCTTATATACCCTAAAAGAGTCAGTGTATCAGAGTTTACTCCAATAAAAGATGTACGAATTTCTGACATAGCGTTAAAATAAAAGGGGGATGAGAGTTATTCCCCCACCCCCCTTCAGTGAATTAATCTACTAATTAAGCAGGAAGAGTCCAACCGGTAATGGTCGTGCTCGCGTGCAGAATGTAAATTGTTTCTTGATCGATGTAACCAGCGCCAAAGTTCTTGTCGAACCGTGTAGTGTTCTTAGTAATAGAAACTAAGCTGTATGTAGCGTTGGTTAACTCAGCACCGAAGTCAGGTTCCACAATTGGAAAACCAACCCGGTTCGTACGGCCGTAAATTTGCGTAGCCATATCCTTTGCAAAAGCAATAGCTTCAGCTTTAGTATAACCTTTATGAAAGGCGGGGCTGGTCTCGGTAATGGTTGTTGCAACTTCTTCGTTAACAGCAATCTTCAAGATTACATCTTCAGCCGCCTTGATAACAATACCAGTCACATTCGCAGGTGTAGCGTTGTTAGCTGCACATTCTAAGAAACGACCGTCTCCAGCCATTAACTCCTTTTGATTCATAGCGGTTATAAGCTCATTTAAGGTAGTTCCGGAGAATGTACGTCTTGGAAACTTCTCTCTACCGTCTGTAACATCAATTAAAGTAATGTGCAAGGTTTCTCCGTCAGCAAAAGCTTCATCAACAGTTGTACCAGTTACGACGGCAAATTCTTGTTTTGTAGCGCCGTCATACAGGTCTTCCGATAAAGTGTCTGGAAGGACAATATCGTCGCCCTCATTATAAGAAATACCTGCGTATTCAGGGTCAAATTGACCGGAATCTCCGATCAGAGTTTTAGCGTTATCAAAATTTTGATCCGCCATAACGTAAAGAGACTTTTTTGTTTTAGCCATGATAATAAAGTTTATTCAGTTGTTGCAAGTTCACCAGCCGAAGATTGATATCTAGGAGATTCTATTGATTCTAATATAGTCTTCACCGCGATATCAACTATTTCGTGGTGAGTATGGTCGGCTAATTCGCTTGTCTGATTTAATTGTAAGTTAATTTCTTGTGGCGTCCTAATGTAATCTGCCGATATACCTTCTACTATAAAGTTTTCACTGTCTTGAAACACTTTAATGTCAGTGTCTGACAGTATAGCTAAGGGGGATTGACCATTAGATCTAGCAAAAGGATCCTGCTGCATAAAATAGACTTCTCTATTGTTTACAATTCTAACAGGAACTGTTACTGCAGGGCTTGTTAAGCTTGCTTTTTTACAGTTTTCCCGTCTAATATTTGCTCTTAAATTTACTAAATACAAGTAGTTAAGCGGCAAGTCAAACTGTTGAAACTCAACACCAACTGCAGGAGCTACATTGTCTGTATAGTCTAAGGTTACAATCTGATAAATATCGTCTAACCTCTTTTGATTAGCTACAAAGCCAAGTTGCTTCATGTCGCTATGACTGAACGCACGATCTTTGATAAACCGCTCTTGAGCTCTATTCAACCAATGATCAATTTCTTCAGGTAAGAAGTTGTCATATGCATAACTTCCTACTTTTTGAAGACCTTGATCTACTGAATAATGTAGCTCTTGAACCGTCATACAATAACTTTTGTTTCAAGACATACAGAAACGTCGTCCGCAGACTCACCAAATGGTGAATTGGTATTGGCTGCTAATGTTTCTAAATGAGCTTTAAGGGCACTATTAAATTTAACCATGAGTTTCAGTTTTTTAAGCATGTCTGCAACAAGATTATCAACCCCTATATGCGGTAACCATACATCTCCAGCAGTTGAAGGATAACATGCGCGTCTAGCAACTGTAGTATTTACAACTCCTAATTCATCAGAAGTAAGTTTTACTCTATACTCAATAGCTTTTGAGCCTGTAACTGTTAGATAAGTCCAGTTAGCAGCATCTACCCAGGCAGTATCGCTAAAGTCGCCATTAGCCTCATTGTATCCAATGTAGCGCTCTTCCTCGACCGGGGCGTCTGTGGGCATGTGTAAGTAAAAAACTTTAGGACGGAGCTTTAAAGGTATATTTTTCAAGTATTCAACAATACTAGTATCTGTTCCTGTCCAGTTTGTAGCTTCAATTTTAGCTTGTGCATCTGCTCCAAATCCATTATATCCAGGGACATGATGCTCATATCCTAACCTAACATATCCAAGGTAAGAAAGACTAATTAAAGCAGAGGATGCGGATAATCCAGAAAATGGACCATTTGCGTTTGTAAGATTAGAAGACCAGGTATTATTACCACCTGTAGGATTTGCAGCACTAGGATTTGATGTAAAAACATCGTAAATGCCTGCTGCAGTATTGCTAATTGGAATTACTTCAAACTCGTTTGGAATCAAGCTGGTATCTAACCTTGTTGGGTCATCAGCATCTGTAGCGTCATGTTTTCCAAATGGACTAAATGTCACATCCATTCGATCTACAAGAGTTACTGGAATCGTGTCTCCATCAACACCAGTTGTTTTAACTAAAACCCAAAAATCATTGTTATCCCATACTTGTTCAGATGAGCCAACAAACTGATAAACTTTAGGATCTCCTGTAGTAGTAACTGCAATAAAGCCGGGTACTTTTTGATAACCCTTAGCATTAGACTGAGCGTCAGCTAAGTCATCAAAGTATGCAATACCCTTTACGCTCTGATTTGTAAGATCAACTGCGGGAAAGTTTTGACCTCCTGCGATACCAATTATGTCTGGAAATGTAAGCGGCATAATTTATAATATTAAGAGTTGAACGTGATATCCGCAGTGTTAGGATAGACTGAATTAGTCTGAGGGGATGCATAGAGCCTGTAGGTAACTGGACAAGGTGTAGTAGATGTACTTAACCCTAATCCCCCTTGACCAATATTTATATTGATTGTATTAGCAGTTGCTGTAGGGGTATAAGTCCCGCCTCCAACAGTAATAGAAGTAAACACGGCTCCAATAGGCGTTACTTGACCTCCTGCAGGAATAAACCAAACTTGTCTATATTCAGTTTCTGGGTAAAAATTAATGGGCACTCCCTGTTCCCCGCCACCAACTTGAAATGTAGTAATAGAGGGATCATAGCCCCAAGCAACAGGGTTTCCGTCACTATCTATATCGGAAGATGTGTAGCTTCCACTTTTAGTATGACGTACAATAGGAGCATAAATATCATTAAATAACGTAGCTAAATAGCCTTCTAAAATACCAGAAAGACCGTCCCAGCTAGTTTGACCTCCTGCAATTATAGAGCTCATTTGCTCCCAAGAAGTTATTAGGCCATTTGAATCAACAATGTTCAACATAAATGCAGGCGGCGTCCAAGTAAGACCTGTATTTGATACCGACCCAACTTGATTACCTTCAGCATCTTTCATAGTAAGAGAAAATGTAGCGTTAAGTTTAGCAAAACTGCCGGCTCCCCCCTGAGCAAATGTGTAAGCAAAGTCAGACGCGTTTCCGCCTGCAGTGTAGTCAGTAACTACATCTATATTTTGAGTTTCACCTTGAGTGGGAGGCGTTAAATCTTCAGTAGCTTCTGTTCCAGGAGCGTAAACAATAACATCTACTAAGTCTCCAGGATCATTGAGTAAAATTCTTATACCACCAATTGTATATTCATCACCCGCGATCCTAGCGACGTCCCCTAATAGATTTAAGTTTTCGTCTAACAGCTGGAAACCTTGTATACCCGCACTTGGAGCTCCTTCAAGAATTGTTCTAATAACATCTTCCAGTGTAGTTCCGGCTTCAAACACATCTCCAATAGCGACGCCACCTACAGCTTCTCCAGCTACAATATCTTCAGAAAGAACAGAAGAACCGGCTTCCAAAGTAGTTAAGAACTCAGCTAATGCCGGGCTATCAACCACAATGCGATTGTGTTTGCCCTTTTTATCTTTTGGAATAAAAGAGCCCCGGGTTTTGAAATTACGTTTAGCCATCAGTTAAAAGCTTTGAGTTTAGATTTTATATCCTGAAGCATACCGCTATTCCGCTTCAGTTTCAATGCTCTAACTGCTCCACTAAGTTCTTCTCCAATCTCTTGATCTCCAAATAAATACGTGTTTCCTACTTTACGTAAAACACTTTTATCTAAGCAATCTTTAATTAAAGAAATGTATTCTAAATCCTTGTCTTCACAGGTACTAATGAAGTGTTCTGGACTTGCTTCAAGAAGCTCTTCAAGTTCAAGCTCTTTTTGATCCTTACTTAGATCTTCAGCTTTACGGCCCATAGCCTTTAAAACTTGATCCATTTTGGACTCATCCTCACACACTAATATAAGGTGTTTATAAGCAGTTTTCCTAATCCGCCCATCCTGAACTCGTTCTTCTTCTTCTTTCCTAGGATCAAAGAAGTAATACCTCGTTCCTGAAATGCGAGTGTCCTGCTCTTCTGCAACATGAGGATGGTTAGCCGCAAATCTAAACTTAACATAGTCCATAGGAGCTACTGGGTTACCGTCTTCATCGAGTGAGATGTTAAGCTCAACGCCATTCTGCGGAACCTCGATAGTTAACTCAGCGTAAAACCTGCGCACTCTATTGGCCCATCCTATATCTGTGGGACTCATGCCGATAACAGAGGGTAAGATTCTTTTTTGCTCTTCTAAGCTCAAGCCTTTCAGCAAAGAACCTGTAGAGTCAAATACGCTTCCAATGCGACGCTTAGCGTCAACATAAACGTCATCAGGAAGATTTGTAGTGTTCTCCCGTCTAAGGAGATAAACGAGTTTAGTGCTCATTCTATTTATTTGTTGGGTTATCTATATAATTATTAGGTCTAGCAGGTACTTGCGCTTTTTGTCCTTTTATACGCTGACCGCGACCTAAAGCATCGAAGCTCATGCCTAGGCATACTTCGTCCATGTTTCTTTTCTCGCATCTATGGCCGTTAAACTTGGCCATTATTTTTTCCTGCCTTTAGCTGTCCCGCCATAGCCGTACATTTTTTTACGACCTTTTACTTTTCCCCCCTTGCCTTTAAAAACGTTATTGGCAACAGTAGCAGGCATTCCTCCTGCAATAGCTTTCTTTTTAGCTTTTTTCTTTTTAGTCTTAGAAGCGGTGGTCTTTTTTGTTGGCATGATGATTAGCATTTCCAACGTCTACGTGCCTGACGTATACGTGAGTTAGGGTTATTACGAGTTTTAGCGCTGCTCCGTTTAAGCTGTCCCAACGAGCGAGCGCAATAGCTTTTGCGACGTTTTGCCGCTTTAGATCCTTTTTTAACCTTTCCGGTTACTGCTGTTTTTAATTTGGATCCAGGGTTTGCTTTACGATATGCCTTAACGCCTTTAGCTGTCATACCTGCTCCTGATTTAGTAGAGCGGTAATTAGCATTTTTACCCTTCGTTGTTTTACGAATGGCTTTTTCTTTGCGTTTCTTCTTAGCAGGCATTACTTCTTTTTTCTAGTACTTTTTTTCTTTTTCTTCTTTTTAGTCTGTGATCTCTTTAACGCGGCTTCAGTGGGAGCTCCTTTAGAACCGGGCCTACGCATACGCTCTCCAGAACCAGCTTTGATTCGTTTACGCTTAGCATGAATGTTTGCCCAGAGCCCTCGTTTTTTAGCCATGTTTCTTTTTTATAAGGATATGGGGGAGAGCTTTGTTGCCCTCCCCCTATCCAAGTACATATTAGCTACGCACGCACTCCAAGTGGAGGCAGTTTGTAGCACGACGGATGCTGATGCCGCACTCCTTAAGGAAGTGGACAGAAGCACCGTCAACATCGGTAGCGCGAAGAGCGTTACCACCAAAGCCAGGAGGCACTGTAGCACCAGCGACAGCCCAGCGAACGAGCTCACGATTCTTACGAGTGATCATGCTGACGTTGTTCTCACCGTCATACACGCTCATGTCAAGGAAGATCATCCGGTAGCTCTCCAGGGGGAGACCAGTGACCGGGTGACGCTCGCTAGCGAGAGCACGTGCACCGTGATCGAACAGAGGCAAGTGACGCACGGTGATGGTGTGACCATCGATGTGCTGGTACTGCGTGAAGAATCCACCAAGAGACAGGTTCCGGCCGCTACCACCAATAAAGGTAGAAGGATCGGTGTTCTTGATGTAAGTCTGGTTAGACAGCTCTTCTTTCATAGCATTATCAAACTCTTCCATGCCACCGAGACCCGTAAAGAGCACGATGTTCATTTGGGAAGCGTCAGAAGCACCATAGAGAGCGTCGCGCACAACAGACTTAAGCTTAGCAGCCGTCAGCGTGGAGTAAGTGTCCACGTTCGGAATCTGCTCGAGCACACCGCTACCGAGCGGAATGACCTTACCGTTCTCATCACGCAAGTGAATAAGACCGTCAGCATCCCGGTTGTAACGAGAGTACCACAAAGCAAGCTCAGACTCCTCTTTCCAACGAAGCATGTGCTGGTACTCCTCAAAGTCATACCAGAGGTTCGTGGAGCGACCACCAACGTTGAACTCGAAGTTCACCACACGGTCGGGCATGTTACCCTCGTAGCGGTAAGACTTACGAATCAAGCTAATTTGGTTACGCATTTTAGACGGAGCAACCCAGTTGCTCTCGTTGCCGCGCGATCCGGAGAAAGCGTTAGCAGCGAACAGCTGAACAGCTTGCTTAGAAGCCAAGTCATTGGCACCAATAGCAGTAGCTGTTGGGTCAGAAGTTACCATCTGAACATTGTAAGTCCAACCACCGTTAGACTGAACTGGATCAGCAGTAATTCTCAGCTGAGTGTTAGCAGCATTACCAAACTCAATGATGTAGTTCTTAACGAACCAACGATCGTTAAAAGTAACAGTACCACCCGTAACTGCGTTAATCTCGGTATTACTGACGCAAAGGACGCTCTTATTTAAGCGACCCATAACAGGGTAATCGTACTCAACATCATTGATGTACTTAACGTTACCCATACCTTCGGTAAGGAAGGAAAGAGGAAAACGCTTATCCTCACGACCAGAAAGGTGCGTGATTACAGGGGACAGGACGTCCGGTTGTGTAAGCAGGGCATTTGCCAACGAGTTTTCGTCGGTCATACCATCTGCGTTAAAGATATCTTCGTATAACCGAAGCTTTTTTAAGTTGTCAGACATGATTTAGTCAATTTTTATTTTTAGAGTAAGTCTCGTAAAGATGGAAGTGAGACTGTTTTAGAAACACTCGACTTACTACGAGACTTCATCCTAGTCGAAGCGGATGGTTTACTCTGAAGCTTTTCTTTCAAGCTCTGAGCTTTCTTGGTGTTACTCACGTTTTTAGCCAGTTTTGATAAATCAAATCCTTGGTAAATTAAATACTCTAGGGCTAGTGCTGTTTCCATGTCCATCTTGGACCTATCGTGATCTCTTTGAGTTGCACCGTTTTGATCTACAGGTTGGGTCATCCAATCATAGAACTGACGTCTCTGCTTAGTAGGAATTTGCATTCCTCTTAAAGTTCCTTCTTTAATTGTTTCAGAAACGCTGTTCCAATATTGAGCTGCTTCTTCTTGTTGCTTTTGAGCTTCTAGTTTCTGTCTTTCTAATAATTGCTCTTTATGGGTTTGCTGATGTTTTTGCAACTGAGTTAAATACACTTCAGCATTGTCTTTCAAGATGCCGGCGTCTTCATACGCTTCTGTCATGCGTGTAATTTCTTCTTCACCGAATCCTTGGGCTCTCATGCCATCTTGAACGACTCTCTTTTGAGTGACAACATTGTCGTCAATCTCAATAGAATTGTAGTCCATTTCAGCTTGCTGTGCTTTAAAGTATGCTGCGGGATCTCCGTTATTTGCTCTGTACGTAAAGTACTCTCGGACATCTGGGTACTGATTAAACAGTTGCGCCATCTGTTCGTTAGCCATTTTCTGTGCTACAGCTGATGTGTATTTGGTTAACCCATCAAAGTCTTCTGAAAAGTCACCTTCTACCTCATAACCTAATCTGCTAGACAAGGTCTGAATAATCGACTCTTCAGTTTCTGTTTCTGCTTCAACCTGGGGCTCCTCCAACTGTTCTGGTTTTTCAGTCTCGGGAACACTAGGCTCTTCTGCCTGCTCTAATTGAGGTTCTTCAGCCTCTTGAGTTTCCTCAACAGGTGTTTCAATTGTGGGCTCCTCTGTAGTTTCTGCAGGTGTGTCTTCTGTAGACGCTGCAGGACTTGGAGCGTTGTCGTTCAGCCAATCGACTTCTTTAAGATTGTCGAGGCCGAGTCCTTTGTTTTCTGCCATATGGTTGAATGTAAGTTATATATAGTTTTTTTGGAAGACTTATTTAAACCGTTATTTACTATCGGTTTTTCCATCGTTATCGTGGTCTGTATCCTTAGATTGAGCTTGAATCAAAGCTACTTCTATCTTGTTTTGACGATCTAGCTCTTTTTGCTGAGCTTCCATGTTTTTCTCTAATTGAATCTCTTGCATCTTTGCTTGGGATTCAGCTTGCACTTTTTGTTGCTCAGCTTGTTTGGCCATTTCAGCAAGTTGTTTTTGCTTGGTTTCAACTTCTTTTGTAAGCTGTTTAATTCTAGAGAAATTATCAGCATCTAGTATTTCAGCAATAGAAGATGCGCCAACTCCATTTTGAGCCATAGCTTGAAGCATTTGACGCATCTGTTCCATCTTTCTGTTCTCTTTACTAGAGTTTTTAGCAAAGATTCCAAACTCAGTTTCAGAATAAGAAACGCCGTCTATGTCAAGCCATGCATTACGATAATCGTCTGTAATGTAGTTAATTTGTTTACCGCGTTTAAATGCGTGTTTGGAAAGATCAAGTAAGCCTTGATTTTCTTTTTGTTCAAACTTTTCAAACTTTCGATAAATCTCTTCAGTAATTGCAGTAGACTGGGCAATAGCATCGTTAGTTGTACCAGCTCCATCAGACGCCATAATCTGACCTTTTCTTTGACGGCTAATACCAATAAGCTCTTCCCACTCCTCTTTAATTGCTTGGAGCAATTGTATTTGCGCAGCTATATACTGGCCAAGAGACATATCTAGAACTTGATATTGATTGAATGTAACACGTTCATTGTTCTTGCCTTCTCCTGTAGAATCAATAAAGGCAAAGCCCATAGCATCTGCGTAGTACATGAACTTCTCTTCATCCCAACCATGGCGCTTAGGAATAGTGTTCATCTCAATCAGTGCAATTTTATCCTTGTTCTTAGCAATTGTAAGTTCAAGGCGATAATGAAAAACGTTATAAAGAATCTGATAAGGAATACCTAAAGAGCACACACTAATGTTTTCAGTGTGCCTTTCAGAATAGGCTCTACCGTTGTAAGGAAGTTTGCATACAGAAATGTTGCCTAAAGAGTTCCGCTGACCAACCACAGGTTGAATACCTACGTAGATGTCTCCGTCAATCTCGTAACCTTCCCAAACTTGGTTAATCCAATACCACTCTACAGACTCTCCCATCTCAGAGTCTGTCTTGTAAGTATCTGTAACGTAAGACATCTGCTCAATGCCAAACTCATCTTCATAAGTTAAGATTCCTACTTTTCTAAAGCTTTTCCAGCAGACATGCAGCACTTCGACGTATCTATCGTTCTCTCCGAAGTTGTCTGAAACACGCTGCAAAAAGGGAATAGAAAAAGAGCCAGAACGATTCCGAGTGTGGTCTTCGATTTGGTCAATTTGTTTGTCAGTGAGTAAATCATAAAATTGATCTATTACAGCGTTAACACTCATTAATTGACGGCGAACAACCCAATCCCCGTCTTCAATAAATTCTAATTCAGGGCTTTTTGAGTAGTCTATGTCTAAAGGACTAACTATCTCATATTCAAGCTCATCCATGCACACGCCTTTATAACTGTACACATAGCCAGTAACAAGCCAGTCTAAAAACCCTTTCTGCATCTTGTCCTCAAGATCCAACTTGTCTTTCAAATAGTTTAATACTTGCTGACCCACAACTGCTCTAGAATCCTGATACGAGCTATTGTAGTGATCTTCAATCTCTTGAGGAGTCTTTGGCTTAGCTTCAGGCATACCTAAGTCTACACCTTGTTTTTGCACCTCTTGAATAAACATTTCTTGCAGGTTGGCAAGAATTTCTTTTTGTTTTTCCTCCTCCATTTTTGACACAGCATCAGAGTTACTAACAGTAACCATGTAGTTACTGGGACGCTGAGTCTTCTCCCCAATAAGAAGATCTATTACGGGCTTGATAATGTTGTAGTTACGAAGTTTAGCTGGAAAGTTTCTTTTACGCCCGTCATTAGAATTATAAGGATTGACTACATAGTTGTAATCGCTCTCTTTCATCTGACCGTTGTAAGCTTCATAAAACTTTAGCAGCTCGTGTTTACCGGTTGCGCTAAATGTAGACTCTTTGATAAAGCCTTTTACGCAGTCGATTCCCCACTGCTTTGTTTTTTTAGCAGTAGAAATTTTTTGTTTTGGTATATGATTGTGTGCCATTAGACAAATAATTCGCGGTCGAAGAACCCATTTGTAGTTTCTCTTTCTTGCTCTACTACCGGTTTATTATACAAATCAACCATAAAAAACATTCCTACTAATAGAGCAGATACTCGGTCAAAGTTGCCCTGATCATTCCATTTAATTAACTCATCTATTAAAGCAATGTCATAGATGTTATGCAAGTTTAACTTCCACTCGTCTTTGTCATTCTTGCTTCTTTTTTCTTTCAACCAGTCTCTTAAATATAAGACAGCCTGAGCTTTACGTTGCTTACTTCCCATAGAAAGTCCGTAATTACGCCCTAAAGTTTTTGCTTTAAATCCGTTTGACCGATCAAAAATCTCTACCTCTTCCATAAGACGATGTAGATTTTTCGTACGTTTTGCGTAGGGTATTACTTCTCCTCGGTCATTTTCAAATCCAATTTTAGCATTGTAATATTCTGATAGATTAAATAGGATTTCATTGTAGTCGTCTTGAGTTTCTGGACGTCCTACATAGGATGCTACAATTAGATCATCAGGTTTACTAAAAGGATTAGGACGCTTAAGAACATAAGCTGATCCAAGAGAATTACCAGTAGAACTGTCATGAGCATAAGGGTCGTGCGCAATAAAGTACATATTGCTTGGTACAGCCTGGTTATCATCTTTATACGGAGCTTGATACACAACAACGCATCCAGTAATATCATCTCCGCGTTGGTGTGGAAACTTTGTTACAGGACGTGCTTTCTGTGAAGGCCGAAATTTTAAACCCTCACTCGTATGAACTAAGAAACCTGTTGTTCCCACGTTTTGCAATTCTCTTGAACGCATGATGCTACCCCGATGTTCCACAAGGGAGGCAGTAGGGAAAACATTATTACTAGTTTGAAGAAACGCTTCGCGCGGCTTCCACGGATATTCTGTAATGTGTTTGTCATAAACAGAAACGTCTTTTGTTTCTGTTTTAATTCGATCTCTTTCATTTTCTTCTTGGAATTTAGCTTTTTCTACAAGGCTGTTTCCATCCTTATCGATGAATCCAATCTTGTTGCGAAATGATGGAAAGAACCAGCCGCAATGCGTGCCGTCACCTCCGTCATCCCAAATGTTTTCTACAGGTAGCAAATTGTAGGGAGTAGGATTGTAAAACATGGACTCAAAGTCAATCGTTCCTCCTTCCATATCACCACCCGTACCAAAAATAATCATCTGCCCTGTTGTGATACCGCCGTCTTCCACAGTGGGTCGCGTCGCCATGAACGTATTCTTAAGGTTCGAAAACGCTCCAGCCTCCTCAAATATGACGAGTGTCGCATCTTTACCACGCGCCGCGTCTGGGTTGTCCTTGAACGTAATGGCTTCAACCTCCGATTTATATCCTTTTTCAACGCCTTGATTATTGATGTACTCTAAGTAACTAGCCTTCTTATGGTTTTGCTTATCGATTACAGAACGGCGTTTAGACCATCCAGTATGCTCATTTAAGAAGTCCATGTTAGCCGCAGCCATAGTCATAATACCCTTAGGGTACAGGTACTTCTTGTCGAAAGCACATAGAAGCGTATAACTATTCCGTATGGTATTGTAGGTATTGGTTGTGATCGCAGCGTTTTTGTATGAAAAACCCTTACGTCTAGCTTTAGAAACAATTAGATGATGCCCCCCACCTAACCAAGCGTCTTCTACCGTAGTAGACAATCCAAGCTTATCAAACTTCTTTCGATCCATTCCATTACGGGCTACTTCCATTAACCAGAAGTACTCATAGTCTCCGTCCCAGAAATGCGGAAAGGCAATGCTTTTAGTAGCAGCTTTACCCTGGACTTCCTCAGTAAGCTTAATTTGGCAGTAGTTAAGATAGAAATAGTGGTGCCCTGTAATAGAAGTATCACCTACCGTAAGCCCATTTTGACATCGATCTAACTCTTGAGTCCAGTAATTAAAAAACTCTTGGCTACCCTGAGGTGCATCTGTGTAATAACCCTTTTCTAAAAAGCGTTTAGCCGGTTTTCTAAAGTATTCGGTGTTTGTTAGCATCAGTCTTCAAACATTCCCTTTTTGCCACCGCCCCTCAGCCGCGTATCGCCGCTCTGCTCTTTCTTGACCTTGTCTTCTAAATCTCCAATAATACCGGCAATCTTGGGCAGCTTTTCTGCAATGTCAAGAAGCTTGTTTACGTTTTTAACTGCCTCACCTACTGTATCTACCTCTTCTTTGTCATCATTTGCTAACAACGTTTCAATACGATGCGTTAATGCACTAATTGCTTTTTCTGAACTAATTAATGCTTGTTTAGTGCTAAGTAATGTCTTGACAGTAGGCGTAATCTGAAGCTCTTTGTACTTGTTAATCGCCGCAACCATACGTTGAGACGGCTTAAAATCGGCAGGCAGGTTTACATCTTTGCAAACTCTAATGTGCCGCTCTTTCTCATCGTATAGTTGATACGGACTTCTGTAGTCGTACATATGATAGATGTACCCAAACCATTTAACCGTTTCTTTCTTATTTCGATCTTTGTCTTCTGCTATAAGCTTAAAGAATTCATTGATGATCCGTATTTCAGGATCTACAACTACTTGGAAACCTTCTAGCTTAAACAGACTCATCCTTCTTGGGTTTAGTTGCTATAGATATATTTAGCTTGTGCAGTCTATAAGGGTTAACGCAGAACCTTCCGAAGTACGGAAGTCTTACACTGTCAAACATGCCTATAGCTATAGTTTTGGCTGTAAATGCAAATTGACTATCAACGATAGCCTCTATTTCTTTTAGATCGCCGCCAATTTCTTTTTGGATCTCTTTATAGATCTCGTGTTTTAATTTGTTTTTAGCCAAGGCACACAATTAAAACAAGTAATAACACGGGTATAAATCCTTTACGATTCATTCTTCAAATACTGGTAAGTACCCCGTTATAGAATAAACGAACGTAGGTGTTGGATCTGGTGGTAAAGGCCAGATAGGATCATCTCCGCCCCCACCACTATCTTCGTCGTCATCATCAGGATACCAGAGTAAAATCGATATTTCATTTTCACTAAAACTTACTTCATGTTCTGGAGGTACAACGCCTTCATCTTTAAAACGCTGATACTGCTTGTCTAAATACCAGAATGCTATATCAAGCTCGTTTGGAAATTCAAACTTGACTTCAATCATTTACTATTTCAAATTCTATACTCGTTACTTCTTCTTTAGGGCTAACGAGATTGTTGTACTTATATAAACCGGTAGCATCTTTGTAAATGCAGCCCTTGTCTTTTAAAGCCTTGATGTAGTTGTTTAAAACAGCTACATTCTTCATTTTAAGCCGCTGAGCCACGATTTTTCTAGCTAATGGTTGAGCACAGACGTACGCATCGTAGTCAATAAACTCAGCCAATACTTTTAACTCAGTACCTGTAAGCCTCAATAAACCATTAAGCAATTGTAGGTACTCAAGAATTCTACCCTCTTTAGACAGGGTTACCTGAGCCTTCAGCTTCGCCATATTTTTTCACGTTATCAATTTTTCTGCTTAAGCGTTTTCCTAATTGCTGTCGGATAGCTTTTAACAAAAGAATGACAACTTGATTCTCAGAGCTAAATCTTTTTTTATTCAGCTCGTAAAATCTATCGATAAGCATTTCAATTACTTCTTCGTTAGTAGTGCCAGACACATATTTACCGTCTACTTTTTCTGTAAACTGAATTTCTTGATATTCTGGGCTTTTAAAATTAAAAAGCTTGTATCGGATTCCTGGTTTTATCGGCTCCATTTCTGTTAGCGTATTCCCCTAACGTAACATATGGATTTAACATACGCAACTTGAGCGCAGCGAAAAAATTTCTGACAGATACCTTTAATCCCCATCCACTGGGTCCATCTGCACATCAACCATAATAACATCCCCTCTTTTATTCTGCACAACTACTACAGAACATTCAGGCCAGCACCACATCGAGTACACATCACTATCAAATCCATAATACTCATGAGCTATAATAGGCATATTCTTAATGTAATGTCTAGGGCCGTTGGATAAGAATAATTGCGATTATCAAAATTCCACAATAACTTCAGTTATATGATTGTGGGCTCATCTAATAAGAGAATCCGTAAAATAGAAGCCGACATTAAGCTTCTTATGGAAGACCGAAAAGTCCATCAGCAACAGATAGCCAATCTAATCCGCCTTTTTGACGAATACAAACAAGAGCTGAATCGCCGGAGAAGACTGTTTCAGTCGTTAGTGCGAAAGACGGGTATGGCCCTGTCATTTATCGCCGGGGTATCCCTCCCCCTTTATATATAACCCCCCCCTTTAAGTACTCTGGGGAATTGAGTGTAGTGACCACTTAGCGCGGCACCCCCCGCCCTCGCAGGCTCGTTCGGGTCCCCCCACGCGAAATCAAATAGTGTCCATGTGGTAGCGCAATGCGGGACGTGGTAGACGCTGTTGTCTGCCCGTAAAAACAGAATCCGCGGCGCGCTCACACACATGGCAAAAGCCACGAACCTTGCAACGCGCAGCACTAAGCGCGTGGCACGTATGCTCGACGTCACTGAGCGGAAGCAACTCGGGCTGCCTGAACTGGCTGACCTCATGATCGCACCACGTCCGACGGATGTGTACCATCATGCACTGGTCACCAAGGATGGTGCACCTGTCATCCATGATGGGCGTGAAGTTCGTCTGCAGATCCAGAAGCGTAAGCGTGATGGTGATGAGACGCAGTACACCAAGCTGTGCTGGCACGACACGTTGGACTTGCTCGGCGGTCGTGACTGGCGTCACTTTGCAACCTGGAAGGGTTGGCACGATGCTGACGACGCTGACAACCTGAAGGAAGTTCAGATGTCTATCGTCTTGACGCCTGCACCTGACATGTCAAAGGCTATCTGATGCAGGGACCTACACGTCGCATTCGAATGGGAGATGAAGTCCTAGTCGAAGTGCTAGATCCCGAAGAGGGACAGTGGGTCTGTGTCGATGTACAGTTTGACCCGATTTGCGGACACTGTGGTGATGACGATCATCGTACTCACCAATGTCCAAACTTTGATCCAGGCTACGTGCCTGAAGAAGCTGAACAATCCATCGAGGATTCACCTCAGTATGGAGACTGCTAAGCGAATTTGATTCGCACTGGGAGTGGGGATAGTCCTCACTCCCTTCTTTTACTAATCACACATAATTTCTAGAACACGTGTGTTACGACAACTACCTGGCTGAAAAACTGCCGATCAACAAGACAAAGCTGCC